CTTATCATAACGGGAAGCATACTTTAGGATATTGCTACGGCAGAATGCTTCAGCATCGCCGACAGATTCAATCAAATCTAAAGTTTGAATCTTAGAAGAGTAATGTGCCGAATACGTTCGGGTAATATACTCCTCTACTTCTTTGATTGTCTCATCCTCATGGTATTTCCATTTTGGATTACGTTTTTCAGTCACGTTTTCAGATTGTGGTGGATTAATATTAAGTTCAAAAGAATTCACTCTTTGAAGATACTGATCATACTGATCGTCAAGATCTTTCCAGATTCTTTCTTCAGGTTCTAGTGACATAGCATCATAAAGTAGAGACCAGGCGTTAACCATATTATATCACTCCTCCTCTTGACAGTCAACAACATTTACGTCAGCATCAACAGCATCATACAGACTCATGAAAGCACTCTTGGTATCATCATCGAACCGATTCAAACCAAGATTGATTGCCTTTGCTTTGTCTTCAAAGATATTGAAAGCATTGATGATGTGAACCAATCGACGGGTGCTGATAACCTCATCAACACCACCCTCCTTGAAAGTCTTACGGATGATATCTGCCCAGTCAGCAAGACGGATACAGAAGTTCTCATCAGCACATACTTTGTTAAGGATACGTGTCTCAATGGCAGCAGTGGGATACTCCTGCTCCAGAGTGATACAGAACCTTTCTAGAAAGGCTTCGTTGAGCACGTTAGTACCGATGAATCGTCCGTCGTCGGATCCTTTTCCCTTAGTATTTGCGGTGGCGAATACTTGGAAACCCTCCTTGGCTTTAACGACTCTGCCAATTTTCTTGAGAAAAACTCCCTTTCCTTCAAGGATTGACTGAAGACAGAGGATTTTGTTACTTGCAAGGTCGATTTCATCGAGCAGTAGTACGGCACCTCGTTCAAGTGCTTCAATGACTGGTCCATTGTGCCAGACGGTTTCACCATTAACAAGGCGGAACCCGCCAATAAGATCATCTTCATCGGTTTCGATCGTAATGTTTACGCGGATGAGTTCCCGACCCAATTGAGCACACGCTTGTTCAACCGAAAACGTTTTGCCATTACCAGATAGACCCGTAATGAACGTTGGATAGAATAGACGGGACTGAATAATTTTTTTAATATCAGAGAAATTGCCAAACTTGACGAAGGTATCATCTTTAGCAGGAATAAGGTTTTGTTCAACAGCAGGTTGTGCCGATGGTGATTCAAATGTCTGCTCAAGTTTTTCTTGTACAGTAAGATCCCACTTACCACGACTTACTTGATATGGTTTCAGTCGTTTGGAAACAGTTTGATATGTAACATCATTCATGGCACACCAAGCACGGAGGTCACCACTACTCACTTGATCACCGTAGAGATCTTGGAGTGATGTAATGATGTGATCAGTAGAAAAAGACATTGAATGAAAAGACTTGGTTTGCTTCAACAATCATATTATACAAGAAATACATACCGAATATAGAGACGGTGTGCCAGCACTTGAATTGTCTACGGATAGTATTCTAAGTCTACAGCAAGAACAAAACGATACTGTTCACTTTGAACAATACCAGGACGATGCCACTGGTCTGATGGATAGATCAACCAATTACCAAACGTTGGTTTGATAAAAAATTCACCACCTTTGTTTGGTCCATTTGGTGCTATCTCTGTGCCACACAAATCAATATTCTGAACATCATCTGGGATGTCAAGATACCAAAGTCCACTAAGCATTTTCATACCTGGTTTACTTGGATACCAGTGATGATGCCATAACTTATCACGATCTTCAGCACCTTCAAGATTAGTCATGAAACTCCATGACTTCCTATTACCAACCCGAACCTCTTTACCAAGATAGGTAAAGCAGGCAACTAGAAAGGTGTTCCTATACTTCAACCATACGTCTTCACTACGGGCAAAAAGGTTTTCCTTAGTTTGATACTTGGGACTATTAGTGAAGTAATTGCCACTGTCAATGATTCCTTTGATAACTTCACAGGCTTTCTTATCATCATCTCTAGTTATGAAAGAACTAAAGTCATACTTTTGAAACAATTCATTCATAATTAGGCAATCAATTCGATAAACTCATTGAGAATTTTTTTATTTACCTTCTTTGATGCTAGAGACTTACGAAATGCAGATTTGATCTGTGATTTTTTAGCACCTTCCTCAACCTCAAACTCAGAATCAACTGACAATGTATTAGACAACAGAAGGAAATACTTATCATATCCAACTTTACTAAGAGAAAGAGTCTTAGTCTTGGAAAGAATATCAATCTGTGGAGTATACTTGGTAGGCATATACCTGCTATAAGCACGAATCATACGTGAGCAATCACCTTTGGTTCCAAGACGAATACCCATGAGGTTAACGTGTGGAAAGTTTGCCTTCAGATTGTCCAACAAAGTCTTGGTAAATTCCCATTCAAATTCTCCCATGTTCTTCATATATCCAATCTTACGATCCCTAAGAATAAACTTCTCAGCAGACCAAGAACGGCAACCCCACCTACCTTCTTCTTGACTAGTCTTGTAAGTAACCCAAACTGTATTGTACAGAGGTGCTGCCTCACCATCCGTGAGGATGACTACGTTAACGTTTTGTAGATTGTACTTTTTGGTAAAGAGAGGGATGATTTGATGAAGGGAAATGATCGTTTCATTGAGAGGTGTGCCACTGAGTCCAAAAAGAGGAGGAGCACTATACATGGCATAGATATGCTTATTGTTCAAAGAAGCTCTACCAAAAGAGCAAACAACCCTCCACAGATTCAGAAGTTGTTTTTCAGATTCTTTGCTGTTCACACTACTGGTAAGCATGTGAAACAGTCCGAAATACTCACTGATATGAAAGACGTTATCTTCCCTCTTATATGGTTTGGGTTGTGACTCATCCCATTTGTTTTCTGAAGTAAAAGCATATACATCATAGGGGATGCCAACCTTACGACAGAACCACACAAGATTATACAGTTGCTTGATAGTGTCAAATATACAGTCTGACATTGATCCAGACCAGTCAAGAATAAACAGGAGTCCGTGATTCTTGCCATTAGGAACAACAGTCACACGTTTGAACAGATCCTCACTGTACTTGTAACTATGAAGTTTGGTACAGTCAAGAACACCTGTACGACTAGTAGTAGACCGTAGATATTCATCTGCAGACTTTTTACACTCAAACTCTTTGACGAGATAATTAACCTCTTTCTGAGCAGAATCTTTGAACTTACGATAGGTTGAATCTATTTCAGAGAAGCAATCATATCCATCGTACCTGTTCCAGTGCTCAGCAATCAAATTATGGCACCTTTCATTATCAATAATAATTTGATCAAGATCTACCTTAGGACGGGTGACATACACCTTATCACTATAGAAAGGATCTTTGTCTGCTAGTTTAGATAGATTGGAATCAAAAGAATCTTGTGTTGTGGGAGTTTCTTCCTCACCACCCTGATCACTCTCAAGTTCGTAACTTGGAGTCTCTAGGTCAGCTTCTTGATCAGCATCTTCTTCAGAGTCACCAGACTTATCATCATCCGAACTAATGTCATCAACAAAACCCTCTGGAGCATCAGAACCTGATTTGGGATATGCTTGATCAATTACACTAGCAGGACCCTCGTTATTGTTAACATAATCATATAGAACCTTAGCAGCTGCTACTGCTTCCTCAAAGGTTTCTGCATTAGCAACCAGATCCACAATTACTTTTTCTGGTGGAGTGAATCGGATGTTAAGAAAATTGCCAACCTTAAAATACAGGTTGATCTTATCAGCAAGATTCATCTTGTTGACATTCTTATCCTTGATCATGAAGAAGTCTCTGTCATTCAACTCTTGATACCCACGGAAGAATGACTTGGGAAGACCAGGATATTTACGTTTCATCAACTTCTCCACCCTCACGTCTTCTGTGATATTCACAAAGGACTTGCTGACTTCAACATCAAAGTCAGTGTTAGGTGTGAATAGGGCATGAGCAACCTCATGTGCCACAAGCATATCATACACTGCCTCTCCAGCATCTTTCCACACTGGCAGGGTGAGTAGACGACGACTAACATCAAACGATGCTGTCTCAACCTGACGGTGCTCAATAATCAAATCTTCAGTAGCAAGCAGTTTGGCAAGAGTTCCTTTGACTTCTTGAAATGACATGACGTGCTTTCGTATGTACCAATTATAATACCCCCAGCGTGAACTGAGGGTATTAGTGGACAGTTTAAAAACCTGTCCCTGCTGTTGGTTTATCTAAGATTTCTATATGAGAGAGGAATGGATTCTTTTGAAACCAGATCGATTGTGCTTGATCGTATGCTTCTACTTTGATTGTGTCACCATTGCTAGCAACCACTTTGTAGTGGTGCCTATCATATGATTTATTAGATGTTTGTGTGTAGAACGAAGGAAGTCCTGTCATGACGAAAGTTTGCTAAAACCTTTGAACTTCTCAAATTTTAGCACATTTTCGAATTTGTCATACATCTCTGTCTTGTGACTGATGACAAAGATGTTTGCGTCTTTGATTACAAACCTAATGATCTTGAGGAAGTCATCTGTTCCAAATCCATCAAGCGATGAATCAAAAACTTCGTCCATGATCAGGAGATTTGTGTTTGCAGAGTTTT